CATAGACAAACAATATTCTGCAAATTCTTCGTACTGAGGATGATGTTTCACGAATTCTTCGACGGGAAGCGCAACATCAGTCAAGCCAGCCTTCGTGCCCCAACGAATCTTTCCATCAGCAACCAACGGAGTGATCATCGACCCGTCAAGCTTTTCGAGAATGACATGAGGCAACGACAGATCAACGAATTGAGGTGAAGTTTCTTCACGCTCCCCGACATTGAAGAACTTGTGATAACGGCGAGACATGACAGACCCATCGGAGGTCCGAAAGATCATGCCGCGCAGTTCGCGCAGGATCGCATCGTTATCCGTTTCCACAGGCGGAAATGTATCTTCGAATGCGACGTTGTAATTGATGACGGTGTAACCGCCATCCTTTTCATAAACGCCAAATTCCTTCCGATCTTTGATGAGCGGAAGGACTTGGGAAATGTTTTGGATCAGCGGGAATCTGTAGTGGTTCATTTATAGAATTTCAAAATCAACATGCGTAATTTGGGGCATCAAGTAGCCGAAACGATTCATTGATTTGATCAGACATTGATAATCGGTGCTAGAAAGACGAAACGGAATATCGAATGCTTCGACGCACCAATATCCCGCTGACTCGGTTTCGTAGGTATAAATTCTCGTATTCATAGAGACATTATACTACAACTTTGCCAGTTTGTCAAGTCAATTTTGACACGACGAAATAGATGGTTTGAGACATATCTTTTGTCCAAATCAAGTCTGTATATGAATCAATTCCGTATTGTCCAGTAGCGACGTAATTTTTTCTGAAACAGATAGCGTCGGGATAAATCTTAAATGGTTCCTTGTGAAACTTACTGAGGCGATATCCGTAATGTTTCAACTTATCGTTTATAGCAGTTCGAAGTTGTGTTTTAGTCAACTTCAGGGTGTCCTTGTGCAAAACCACCGGAAGAACTTCTCTGGTGGAACCTGGCACTTTTGTAATTTGATCAACGTAAAATTTACCTAACATTTTGTGTTTTTCTTCTTCCTCGAATTTAATATTCTTATACTCTTTATCAAACCAACTTTCTAACTTTTTCTTAGACCAGCCACCACCGCCAAAATCTTCATCATTCCAATCATCATCTTTCATATTCTTCTTCTAATGTAACGTCACGTTCTGACAAGATAGCTCTGCCATGTCTTCCTCTTTGTCGATGAAGCCCACCGAGATTCCTTGATTGAACGCAATTTCAAGATCATCACCATATCCTTCAAAACGATTCGGATATGCAGCTACTTCCATGATCGTCTTGCATTCTTGATAGCCGATTTCGTATCCGATCTGGTACGCCTGTTCGACTCCAAGATCAGCTTCTTCCAACAATTCTTTGATGTGTTCAGATTTCATTTTATTCATCCCAAGGGTCACGGTCGCCACCACATCTAGCCATATCACCCACCAACCAAATGTAGTCCTGAATGCTCATGGCTGACATTTCGGTGCCATTTTTTCGTTCAAACGCAAAATCCTTTCCATGCATCATGTCGTTTTCAGCATTTCCTTTCGAGCTATAGATTTTTCTGCTGAGCCTATCTAGCTGACGTTTTTTATTGACTACGATATAGGCTCTTTCGAAAAGTAAATTACTCATAATCCATATTCTCTAAGATCGAATCCGCCAATTTTCAGAAGACGTTTGTAGTTGCGTGAAAGTTCTTTTCTAGTCGCAGTATCGACAATCCGCGCTTCTGCGCTAGAACGGCGTTTTTCCCAAATGATACCAGACTTGCTAAACTCGATTGCAAGTAACATCATTCGGTTGTAATCGTGATCATTTGTCCAATTTTGGAGTGAGTTAGCTTGACGTTTACTGAACGCATTTACAACAGTCAAACAGTCGTTTACAACTAAGCGGCCAGGATAAAGCTTCTTCGCAAAAATAATGGCCATCATTTCGGCGGTGATCGATCCTTTAACTTTGACTTTGACTCGCGTCAGTTCTTTTTTGTAAAGGACTCCGATGATAGCAACTTTCGATTCAGAGAAAAATCCAGCATCGCAATAAACAACGTCACGGTTAGAAAACGGTTCGATGATATCCAGAGCTTCCCTGTATTGATTGTCCATCTTAATCTCTCAACGCTCGCGCAACTTCCGCGCAAACATCATCATAGTGCATGTACATTTGTTCGCTGCCCTCGAACCACGTCACTTCGATTCCAAACGCCTCCGCGAGCGCGTAAACTTCTTCCGTATCCATCAGTCCGACGAGCAGCTTATCCATATGATTTCGATTCCTGTATTAGCGAGTCAGAACAACGACGACAGCGAGAATGGAATAAATCGCCCAGAGATATGCAGAGACAGCAAGTTTTTTCATGATATAAATGTCCTTAAAATTAGAACGGAATAACATCAGGGTAGTACGCGAGCCATCGGTTGACTCCATTGCTAGCAACATCGCGGCCCATCATAAGCAATTGTTCGTAGACCATCAACAAGTAGTGATTGTCCATATTAGTTCTTCACTCCGACTTTGATCAGACGCTCCGACTTGCGCGATTTGCGATAGTTCAGAACGGTCACTTTTCCGCCGTTCTTCTTGAATTCGTTCTGCGCGATTTCAATCTGATCCAGCATCATCGGAACGAGTTGAACGTAGATGAGTTTGGAGACTTGCGCTTCGAACAGTTCGCGTTTCGTGGCTTTCATCAGAGATATGTCCTTTTTGGGTGAAATTCAAGCTACAGGAGTCATTATACTCGTTTGCCGCTATTTGTCAAGCCCTATTTTAACTCATTGATTTATTGGGGTTTTTAGCTAGGACGATTTCATCACAGAAACCCTTCCAGTGCATCGGTGTCCTTTTCATTCAGAATGATTTCATCTACACCATTGTTTGCCTCACAGAGAGTCTGAAGGTCCAAAACACGACTAGTCTTAAACCCGCCTCGGAGTTCCAGCATTGCCCAGTCACTCCACATTCCATCGCCTTTCAGATATTCGATTGCTTCTTCGCGGGTGTGCGGCTTGAGTAGCCCAAAGAGCCGTTTCCGTGACGTTTCATATTTGATCATTTCCTCACGTTCGGCGGTAATCCTATCCTTGCGAGCCCTCAGATAAGCTTTGCAGGCATTTTGAACAGCGATTCTAGAAAATTTACGAGTAGCCATGATTAATCTTCCTTGTAGGGAGCGGGTTTCTTGCCGTTGTCATACGCATACGCATTCAAGACTTTGCGAGCCATCAACACCATTCCATCACGCACGCCGCAGTTGTATGAGAGTTTGGATTCTTTATCCACAGGTGAATTTGGTGTATCAGCTAATTGTTTCAATTCATGATATAGATCATAGTTCATGGTTATGCACCTTTAAGAAGTTTGATTCTGGATTGTCTGACATTCATCATATGTTTATATGCTAACTTTGGTGTCTCGCCAAATCCATATAACTTGCCATATTCAGATTGTTGCGAACAATACCACAATCCTTGAACATTTTTCCTGATATGCGGTTTCATAGAATTACTTCCCCATCGCTTTCTGTTGAGCCGCTTCCTGAAGTTGTTTCCAGTACATCCCGATCCGCATCTTGCCTTTCGGAGTCAGCTTGCGCCAGTAGGCGATCTGTTTCGGCGTCAGGAATCCGCGAGCGAGATAGAACTTCGCCATGCGCGTTCCGATGAACCCATGAGCCTGCGAAAATCCACGACCATTATTGCAATTCGTGGAGTCGGAGGATTGTTCATCGGACGTTTGACGTTCATAGAGGACGACGAGAGCGCGAGCGACAGCTTTATCGCTGGTCTGGAGAAGGTTCAGGATTTCCGCTTGGGTCAGCATTTTGGATGAATTCCTATTCACAAGAAACTCCATTATACGGGAACCGGCAGAGTTTGTCAACCCCACCGGTTCCATTCCTAAGTTATTGATCCGTAAGGGTTACTCCATCAGAATAGTAATTCCATCCTTCGGGAATGTTCTTACCAGTCACTCTCATGAATTCCTCATTCATTGCATCTATTATATCGCTAGAAGCGGGTCCGAAATCAGCATAGATACGAAACCATTTTAAATAATCTAATTCACTTGCACGTTCACGCGACATTTTTGTTTCCTCATTTTCTCTATAGATCGTTTGCTTCTTCAATTAGAAAATTAACAGCGGCTAAGCTAACTAGAAACATTCCAACGAGTGCGAAAAGTACACCAAAATATTCCATCGGTCCCGGAACATTATAGCGCCATGCAATCGCACCTAAATTGAACATGGTTGCTGCAAAGATTAATTTATTGAACATTGCTTCTAGCCCTCACTTCCTCAAATTTGCTTTCGTTATACAACTTACCATTGATGAACTTCGTTTCGAGATGTTCATCGTGTTCAAAGCGACCACGTTTCGACCACTTTGATTCATCGCCAACGGGTTGTTTGAAAACATCCTTCCATTCACCGTTGATCTTGATTGCAGAACACTTCATTGCAAACATGCAAGTGTCTCTATTCACTTGTTGCAACAAGGCTCCGCCTTGTCCGAATGCAACGTTGTCTGCTGAGTATCCAGCACACTTCAGGCTAAACAAAATCGCACGAATGGTCTCTGTCGTGATTCCATCGCCTTGAATGACACGAACATTATTCAGGACTTTGTAGCCTTTTGCATTGATCACAGACCCGAATGCCTCGTCCAGAGCGCGAACAACGTCGGTAACAACAACAGCAGGGTCACCGGAGTCAGGGCGCACAACAATGATAGCACCACTCTTAATGACTTCATCTCTAAGTTCCTTTCCCCAAATGTTCTTAGCCGCATTCATAATGTCATAGCTATCCGAAACACATGCGACAAGAGTTCCGGGTTTTGCATAATGCTTCAGCATGTTCCTGAATGCATCAGCTTCATGATCCTTACCCCAAGAGGTAACTGTACTATGTTCCATTGCAGGAATCGAGAATCCAGAGACAGGAGCATCGTAGTATTTCATCGCTCCCAAGACTCCCTCGATTGTGTCCGTTCCCATGAAATTGATCAGGTGGGCTGCACCAGCCAGCATTGCGGATTCACCGCTAGAAACACCACGGGCTCCAAAGTCATGCAGTTTAAAACTGAGTCCAGACGGATCACCAGTTTCTTCCAGGTATTCGCGGATCAATTGTTTCGAAGTCCACGAATTCGTTGCAACGGTCGTCATGTACCAGATCGCACGGAGCAACATCGTTTCGACGTGCGTAGTCAGCCAGAAACATTTCGGATCGGTGTTTTCGATTGTCAGAAGAACTTGGTGAGGTTTGACAACAGTTCCTTCCGCAACTGCACGAATCCTGAGTGGCAGATATCCGTTGTGAGTCTTCACGATGTATTCCCAATTCTCACGATAGAACGGTTCTCCGTGAGCCTTTACAATAACCTCAGCCTCATCGATCATTTCTTTGGTAACTTGCAGAGACAGATATTCGCGCAGAAGTGGTTGCAATCCAGCGAAAATCAGTTTGTCGTATTTTCCACCACGACTTTCGATGTATGAGTGAACTACTTCGGTGCCTTCTGGATATTGCACCGGCATACTGAGTTTGTAGGAGTCTGTCTTAAGAATCAAATTGTGATTAAACGTGTTCATAGAAATTTCCTTTCTAATGTGTGTATAAACTTGAACGTCTATCGTCCAAGGAAGTGCATCAAAATATCGAAATGATCTTCAAAAGTTTCAGATCGTTTCACTTGCGAAATCGGAATCCAAAATGCTTTCTCTGCATCATCTCCACCCTTCACTTTAGGCAGTGCATATTCACCATTGTTGAAGTAGATGTAATATGCATGGGTGATTGTTCTACCTCTTGCAGATCGTTCGATTGCATCAAAGACTTTCATCTTTTCGATGCTGCCACGAATGACCTTTTCCGGTACATCAATCTTTGTTTCTTCCTTCAGTTCACGAATCATTGCATCTTCCAGCGATTTGTCCTTTCTCGCATCGACAAATCCGCCTGGGAAAGCTAGCAATCCCTTTCCGGGTTCTGCACGGCGTTTGACCATCAGAACGTGTCCCGCTTGAATCACGACAGCATCAACGGTCGTGAAGATCGGAGGATACGGAAGATTCTCGTATTGTTTCTTATAGTCTTCGATGAATTTACGTTCCTTGCAAATTTGTTCGTATGCATCACCGATAGCAAAAAGACCCAAATATTTTAGAACGGGTTCTGGAAGAACCCCTTTGAACCAGTTTGGGTTATTTGCGTTAGAAAAATAGATGTTTCTAATTTGAGTTGCATCAAGCGGCTCGACAAGCTGTTCATTAATGAACGGCCATTGCGGAAACATCTGCAAATAATAGGATGACTCGTCTTTGTTGTGGCCGATGATTGCAATGTCATCACCGACGGAATTTTGATCAACGATTGTCTGGACAGAAACAGCCCATGCTTCATCGTTGTATTGAGAATTTTCGATTGATTTAATCGTTAGAATTGCGCCGTCGGGAAGAAGGTTGTTACTGTCAAGGCACGATTTACTAATCATCAGTTCTCGTTCATCGACAGTGAAGGGATTCTTGAATGTGCGCGGCTCGTTTGCAGAGCCAATGATAACAATCACTTGTTTTGCGAGCGTAGCTGCATGAAGGATTGTATTTTTGTGTCCGTTGTGAAACGGTTGGAATCGTCCGATGTAGACGATAGTATCGAATTTTTTCATGTATAACTCCTATACATTCTATTTGATATGCGGAGGTCTATCCTTCGCATTTGTATCTATACTACATTATAGCACTACGGGTCTTGCATTTCTGGCAAATGTTATTGCTTCGGCTGCTCTGTTTGTGAGAAATCTCCACCCGGTAGTTTCCCACAAACTTTCTCTACACCAGTCTTATCACCCATTCTATTCAAACACCAGTAGAATGCATCTCGACTTTCTTGCAATGCTCTTTCTTCTGCCGTTTGTGGTTTTCCACAGCCACATAGAACCACAAACAAAATCATGATCAAATGTTTCATTCACTAACGCTCCTATTTGTTTCTAAACCAGACGAAAAAACGACAAATCAAGCTTTTGTGTTTACCGTTTTCCAAGTCTCCACAAACATCACACACTAAACGAAATGACGGCGGTGTTGGTTTTGTCGATTCATCTTTCATATTCTTAGTATCCATCGTCAATGTGAAAACCACCAAAATCTTCTTGTTCTTCCTCACGCTTTGCGCGATAAAGAGCCTTGTCTTTATGTTTCAATCTATCATGTTCCTTCTTTGCTTCTACATCTTTTTCAAATTCTTTTTTGTGATACTTACTTGGTTTCGTTTTTACAACGAATTTACCGTATTGCATGATACTATCTCTCCATCTGGTACAAGTTTTCTACTATCTATAATTATACTACAATGTCACGAATAAGTCAAGCCCTACCGGTTTGAATTTCGCTTCCCAAGACTTGAATCTTTTCGCATGTCCCATACGTCCGAAATTCTTGAATTCCCAAATATGCACCATTTCGTGTGCTAGGACTTCTAGGAATTGTTTGAACGTATTGAAATCCTTTTCGATCCTGAGACTATTTTTTACTTTTTCGCCGTCCTGTTCGCAATAAGCCTCAGCCCAGAAATCCCTGAAGTCTCTGATTTCGATTTGGTTCAGTTCTGGAAGTTCGTTCTTGAATAAAAGAACGTTCAGGTAATCATACCAATAAACCACATCACTCATCGTAGGGCTAAAGCTTCCGGTTATTGATTTTTGGGATGTAATCAGCTTCTTTAGCTTTGCTCTGCTTGGTTTTCTAGTAATTGAAGAATTTGGCATTTGAAATACCTCGTCTGGTGGTGACGAAGTATTTAGTCAGTGGTAACTGGCAAACGTTCCTCTGCGAACTTGAATTGGTGGTAAATCATGTCGGAGACAGTGTATTTGGGCTCCCAATCTGGCAAACGATTGTCTCGATTAGCGGCAAAGGATATAACACCGTTTTTGTATGGTTCCCACCGTCCGGTTTCTACTAGTTCCCATTTCAATTCGTTACTAGTCCAATTGTGTTCAATGACCATTGCTAGAACATTCTTGATGGACAATGCTCTACCAAAGCCCACCTCATAGTCTTTCAGTGCCAAACATCCATCCGCATAGCGCAGGGCTGCACGAACAAATGCGCTTGCTACATCGCAGACATGAATGAAGTCGCGTTTGATAACGTCAGCATTGCTGTCCAACTTGAAGACTTTGTTTGTTAGGACTGCATTGATAGCATTCGGAATTAAATGGGTTTCTGGATCATGATCCTCACCAATTTCTCTATTCGGATGGGCTCCAGCAACGTTGTACATTGTCAAACAAATAGAAGAAAATCCCTCAGTTCTGTTTGCACTAACTAGTTCCTTTGCAATCCATTTTGATTTTGCATACATGGATGAATTTGCAAATGGGGACATTGCAGAATCAGCTTGGATAAACAATGCTCCCCAAACATTCGCAAGGCTCATTACTTTCTTCATTCCATCAACATTAACTTTCATTGCACGGTCCGGATTAGCCTCACATGATGGAACATCTGCAAGCGCAGCTAGATTGATGACAATATCAAAATGCTCATGCTCTGCATAATAGTCCAGCAATTTAACATGTTCTGTGATATCGATATTCAAATATCCAGTTCTTCCAAGAACACCATGAACATGGGCCCATCCTAAATTGCTTCCGTCTTTGGTGAAACCTTTCTTGATATCCCAAATCTCGACATAGCCAGCACCGGCCTCAAGAAAAGCCTTTACAACATGCTTACCAATATAACCGAGACCGCCTGTTACTAGAACTCTTTTACCACTTAGTCTTGCATCCACGGATAATTATCTCCATATCTAGCTTTCATCGCTGCATTACCCTGTTCGAAAAATTGTTTCGATACAGAGCCCTCATTTCCATCCAACCTATAACATAACGAATATTTCTTAGACGGACCAGCTTCCGGGAAGTGATTTACCAAAACAGAGTAATATTGTCTGTCTGCACCCCATTGTCCGTACCATGCTGCACCTACCTTTACTGCAACATCCTTCCTAACCATATATGAAGACGTATCTACATGGAATGCATTTTCATTCATGTAGACAGGATGAACTCCAAGCGATTCGCAGTTATCGTCAAAGAGATATGTTCCGTCCTTGTCATATATTTTTCTGAATGAAAACGCCCAATCCAGATTATTCTCGTTGATCGTATCAACCAATCCTTGAATATGATCAGGTTCGAACCAATTGTCTTCATCTAGAAAGCAAACTGCATCCGCATTGAATAGAAATGAAAATGCAGCATAGATTCTGTGACCGTACCAACCATTTGCACCAACATTTTCAGCTAAAGTTGACGTATAGATGCCGCGCCAATCATCACCAATAGCTACATTTATACTGTTAATAACATCGTTTGCGCCAGTAGTTCCATCAATTACGATATGATGTTTTATGTTTTTAAACGTTTGCTTATGGACAGATTCTACGCAGCGAGTCAGGGTGTCCTTACCAATAGTCGGTGTAATGACAGCGACCGATTGAATCAGCGGTTTGGTATCTATTATATTAAGTTGCATTATTCTTTCTCCTAGTTTCCCACGCTCTCCTATTTCTATCACTCACTTCTTTTGATGGTTTATTTTTATAAGCTTCTACAATAGATTTAGTTCTTATTTTCACAATATTTGGGTGCCAAACAATACCCTTCTTTGCCAAACTCATCCTTTCTCTTGCTTCTTTACTTTTTGGTTGTGAATGTTTTCCTATGTTAGATTTGCTAATTTTACTTCTGCATTCTTCCGAATGAGTTATTCCGATATGAGCCATAGACATATTTTTCCTAGCTTGTTCCGTGTGTTTATACCCTTTTGTTGTTCCGTTGCCTTCGCCTCCCGGTGCAACATTATAATGACCCATGAGTAAAATAAAACCTTCTTCTTTTATGTGTGCATCATATCCTTCATATAATTCTTGCCATACAAATTTATCAGCACCATAATGTCTGATAGCTTTATATAATTTTGGACAATTATTTGAACCACAGTTTGCACTAGAAAAATGTTCTTTAATTCTCGCCGAAATGTCCTGACGTTTAGTAAAGCCAACATAACATTTACCATTTATTGTATTTTTTAGAAAATACAATTTCATAGTTTGATTGGAGTTTCCAGAAATCCCGGAAATGTCTTCTCTAGAAGTTTCAATGTAAGATTCGGTACTTTAACTTGTTTCTTCAGCATTGCTACATACATCTCTGCTTCTCTTGCTTCTAGTGATTCTAGAATCTGAGTCAACAAAAGTTTTGTCTTTTCCTCTGTCAATGCAGCAGCACGTTTTGGGTGTCCCTCAATAAACAGATAGGACTTCTTGATCGCATTACCCATGTTTGTGTACCCCATTCCAGCCGGAGCGTTTGATGGCTTGTATGCAGCTTCTTTGATCGTGAACTTGACGCTTGGTGAAAATGCAAGTTGCAGAAATGCAATCAGGTCTGGTGTTGCATTGTCAACAAGAACTTTCCTGCGCTCTGTTTCGTTTTTTGCAGCCTTGAATTCGTCCAAGATTTCGTAAATATTTTTCTTCATTTTGCTCTAATCCTCTCTAATAGTCTAGCACTCATATTATATAGCTTCGGATTGTTGACGTGGCTACTATTAAAGTCGGAATGATTCAATCTTCTGCCGAGTCTACGTTCTGCACAACCGATACACAACATTCCGAATTTTGAATCGTGGATTTTTTTCCATGTTTCGTCAATCAACATGTAGTGTTCGAATGCTTTACCGGTATCGATCTTACAGTCAAGACAGCTAAATTTCCTTCGACTCATAAAATTCTCCAAGTATGCAAGCCCGACAAAAGCCGCGAGTGGCGGCTTTATTATTTGTCGGTTTGTATTTGCTGTTACTTCAAATTACTTCTTCTTGGCTGTTGCGTTCTGTCCTGCAACTTCGAGATTCATTCCCAAATCCCTTGCAGTTTTGGCTGTCAGAAGTTCAACGAGTCCTTGAGCATTTCCAGCAGCGGAACTACCAGAGGCGCTTCCGCCCATGACAACACCCGGAACCATCTGTCCGCCAAATTTCGAGAATGCTTCTGCCCAATTTTTCTGGACTTCTACATAAGCCTCAAGCTTCTTATCCAAGGCTCCGTCAGCGTTCATAACAAGTTGACGGCGTTGTGCATCACCTTCACCACGAAGAACTTGTTCGCGCTTGTATTGCTCGGCTTCCTGTGCAGCTAGTCTAGCAACTTCAAGCTTTTGCTGGGCTTCAGTGACAGCCTGTGCTTTGATGGTTTCTTGTTTCCATTTTGCATCAGCAGCTTTAGCTTTACCCTGCGATTCAATCGTCAATGCATCCTGCTCTGCTTTCTTCGAATTCGCTTGAGCGATTTGAACTTGGGTCGTAGCTTCCTGACGTTGCTTGATCTGGTTTTCTACGACTTCATCATAGCGCAGTTCTGAGATAGAAAGCGGAAGCAATTTGATGTTGAAGTCAGCAAGAATCGATCCTTGTTGGCGCTTCGGATTTCCCTTTTCATCACGCACGATTTCAGTAGCAGTAACGCGCTTCAGAGCACCAGTCATAGAGTCCTTTACATCTTTCTCTACGACGCGGGTCACATAGACTCCGTTTTCAGCTTGGTCGTTGATGTACTGGACCAATTCCGCACGTCTTTCTCCAGAGGATTCAGTCGAAGACATAAGCGGTCCCGCCAGATAGACAGCAGCATCAATCATCTTTGCGACAGCTTGTTGCTGGACACCTTCAGCAGAGCCAAACGTCTTATGAATTGCAATGATCGACTTGGTATCAAGAGGCATTTCCCAAGAGATAGAACCCGACAGATTTCCGTGTCCACCATCATTGAAACGAAGCTTCTTGGAATTGCCTTCGTCCTTACCTTTTCCGGCTAGGAAGTCATACGTTGCTCGCCTTGGATAGGTCGTGACTTTACCGAATCCCTGCCACTTGACGCCCGGATCGGTATAGACAGACAGCGTTCCATCAATCGGAGATTGAACGACCATGATTTCGTGAGCATCGACGTTTTCCCACAGATTCGTAATGACAAACGGGGAAACGACAAGTGCTAGAACGAAAATCGAGGCCAGAACGATGTTGCGGACCTTAAAGAGATTTTCGAAATTACTTTGTTGCATCTGAGCCATCTTTTTCACCTTTCACTTTTTCAGAATTAGATTTACGAATTTCTTCAATTCCAGCTTTCATTTCAAGTTCGGCTGCTTCTTGCTTTACTTCACGATACTCTGCTACAAACTTCTTTTCCCTGAAGAACGGAAACAAAACTCGTCCTTCGAACAGCGGGAAAATAACTTGGGTGGTGATGATGTAAGCACCACCAACAACCAAGATAAACTCAATCAATCTAAGTAATGCCATATGAACTGCCTCCTGTTTATTAAACGAGATTATCGTAACCAAAATTGCTAGAATAATCTCGAATTTCCTGTCTGCTCAAGACAAGTTGCTGTCCTTTCGCATTCTTGTAATAGAGTTTCTGAGACTCCATATCAAACTTAACGAAGTCATCTTGCTTGAAGTCATACACAATCCAACCGGATTCCTTCTTGGTTTTCATGTGAGTCATTTCAATGTAGACGCCTTGACGCGGATCGCCACCCCAAACAGGCGTGTCGTGTTCCTTCTGCGGTACTTCCTGCCCATTTTCATCGAAATAGGTGCAGTTGTAGCGAGTTCTATAGTTGAGGTCCGGATTGATGTTCAACATTTTGACAGCATCTCTAGGATTCTCACCATAGCGATTCATTTCTTCAACCAGTGCTTTCAGCATGTCGAAGTTGAAGCGATCAACGGATTTGGAGATAGCCACGATTTTGTTGATGTATTGCTTAAGATCATCGCGAAGATTTTCGTCGCAATACTGACGAAGAAAATTCTCATCCAGTCCCTCAAACGTAATCATGTAATAGATGCGGCCCGGACGGTTTTTCAGGTGGCTGTTGACAGCATATCTGTTGTTCACTGTCAGAACAAACAGCTTACGAGTCGGGAAGACACCATCGAACAGGGTCAAAAGATTTCCTTGGGCGCCACCAGTCTCGCCATTTGCGGCTTGTTGAGCCAGGGACATGAGGTCGTTGTTATCGGGATCATCGTAATCGCCGCGATAGACCTTCTCGAATTCATCGAAAAGCATCATTGCGGGTTGATCGATGTTTTGAACAAACTTGTTAAATGCATCACCAGCGAATGCAGCATTCAGGATTAGAGTCGGCATCTTGTGTTCTTTTGCAAGCTTCATTGCGAGAGCCTTAGCCAGCAGAGTCTTACCAGAACCCTTCTCACCTTCTAGAAGAACGCCAGTTGAATTTTCTCGGCTAAAGAACGTGGAAATGATGCGATCCATATAGCCATTGATATCACCATAAATCTTGGTCGGCAGAACGAAGTTGTCAACCTTCTCAAGATAGAAACCAGACTGCGGGTGAAATTTCACAACATAGTTTCCAGCCGGAAGCTTGTTGTGAAGATCAATATTCGCTTCATCAGTTACCGAAAACTGAGAGCCATTACGAATAAAATAAGTCACTTGTTTGAATCCTTTCCTTTTAATATTTCAGTAGTTTACTTCTTATTGCTATCGTTTGCTGGCAAAGTTGGAAGTTGGCAATTCGAAGTTTTGCCACACCACAAATCCTGCACAACACCACTAATGCCTTTATCTTGGACTGAGGTTGCGGCTTTGTATCCTACATAACCAATTAGTCCAAACCAGCAGATAATCAAAACGAAAACAAAAGCAATGAATCCAATGACGAATTTCCTAAGCATTCTCATTTATCCTTTTCAGATTGGCCAAAGAACGACAGCAGGTTTTGCATGGTCATCTTCTTCGAAATCAGATTTGCAGCGGGCATCGACTTCGTAACCATCACCTGTTTCTATGTAAAAACATTCCCAATATGATGCAAGTGGTAAAAATCCATTTCCCTCCGCATCGCTGGATAGAACAACTTCAGCCTCGGAATCACATTTCTGAAGCATTTCGATTGCGTCTTTCACTTTCATACTTCATCTTCCTTTCTGAGGGCTAGCCGTTGCTTCGTGACTTCATGAGACCATTCTTCAAATCCCAAAGTGACCCACAAACAGGCACATTGAAGAATTGCTAGGACTTCATTCACAGGATGCGTGTTGGCCATGCTGAGAAACAGCATCACAAACATGATGCCAGAAAAAATAAAACTGCTATAGTACGGTCGCATATTAGTAATTTTTCCAGTTGTTATAAAACTCGGTTGCGGGGATGAAAGTAGTAACGCCATCTTCAACTTTCACGATTTCGAATTCATCGAAGGTGCCAGGCACAACTTTATCATAATGACAGTACGACAATATTTTTTTCACAGAAACGGCGGTGGTCCAGACTTTAGCCATTTTCTCTTTCGTGAACCATATTGGTCCGTCACCGTGCGGATTGATCAGGCATTCCGTCTTAGTCTTCCAGCCGTATCGTTTCGGGCCATAGTTGTCCGTCCGATTCATTTCATCTTGTAGGTCTTGATCGCACCGAATAGCATATGATACATGACTCTTACCAACATACAATTCAGGATGTTTTACAATTCTGATCATGTAGAAATTCATTATTCATTCGCCTTTATGATGATCCAAAAATTCGGGATCGGTAACCTTCTTCATATGTTCTTTGATCTGGTCGTAGGAGACAGGTTTATAGTCCCAGCCATCTACGCCAACGTCAACAATACGACCACGGAATGGGTACTTCAGATTGTGGTGGCAATGCCCGTGAAGCATCCAAGAGCCATGATGCGCCTTGTTCCAGCTAATCATCGGATAGTGACACATCACGATCATCTGTTTCTCATGATATGGACCATCCTTATCCGGCACATTGATTTCTCTATAGTCACCCACAGTTTCGAAATATTGCTTCAGATCAAGCTTCCTCATCGTCTTGTCATGATTACCGTTAAGAAAATGCTTGTGTCCGTTCAACTGACGTAGGATCACATCGATCCTATCGGGCTGGGCGAATGCAAAGTCACCCAAGTGGTAAACAACATCATTATTACCGACTGTCGCATTCCATCGTTTAATCATCTCATCATCCATTTCTCTTGCATCTTTGAATGGACGATTCGAATACCTGATCACATTAGCGTGACCAAAATGTGTATCACTAGTGAAGAAAATCATATCACTTCACCCAATACAGGATCGCACTAGCGAGCGTACCGTAAACTATGACCGTGTTTAGGAGCGTGAGCCAGAATCCACCAAGAGGTGAGAACGTCATCCATGCACCAGCCAACAGAATCGGTTTGTAGATATTAAGTAGCAGTTTAAAAATCATTTGACAACCCTCACAAGAAGAACATCACCATTCAGACGACCCTTCAGGGTCGATTGTTTCGCTTTGATTTCATCCATGAAATGACGGAGCGCGACTTTCCCCGCTTTCAGCAACTCAGGAAGCTTGACTTCGGGTTTCCGAATCGTCTTCGCAAACGACTTCGTTTCATCGTAGCTTTTGACAGTCGTTCCCTTCACAGTCAAACCCTGTCCGTCCATTGCATTGAAGACTCCAAGCTTCCGCGTCTTCACATTGAAGACCCAGAGTTGCAAAGCGCCAACGATCTGAGTCGGATCGAGCGAGACAACTTTCAGTGACGGCTCGGACTTCAGATACTTGACAGCACCAACGACTTGAGCCGCGGACTTCTGTTTCTTCGCGCGGGGCTTGCGACCAGCCTTCGTGACTTGCACGATTTCGTTGATCGAATCCTTAAGAGATTCCAACCACTTCACGACAGCTTTCAACTGCGCTTTGCTGTAGTTCGAATATCCTTCCTTGATTTGATCGTCCTTCGACTTCTGAACGTCTTGGAATTCCTTCAGCTTCGCATCGACCCAAACGAGGACATGCTTCGCTTGCGGTCCCTTCACTTTATGATTCAGCAGAAGTTCCTTGACGTTGGTCTTATAGTCCTTCGAATCCAGAATCGATTCAAATTCACCAATCACTCGCGCAGCTTGCGCTTTGATGTAGTCCTGCACGGACACAACAGGCTTGTTTTCGGCTTCGGGCTTCTTTTCTTCCACGATGGATTCAGCAGCCGCAATCAGACCCGTCAGACCACAGTCGAACGTTTCACGATCCTTTTCAGAAAGGACCGCGCCGCGCGTAATCATGCGGCTCAGGAAGCCGACAGTCACACAATCGGAATCATTGATGTTGGAGAATGCGGAAATGATTTTCTTATCGACACCGGAATTCTTCAGAGAATCCAGCAGATATTTTTTGGCATCTTTCTCGTCCTTGGCCATGTTGTACCAATTCAGAGATTCGATCAATTGGAGTTTTGTTACTTCTTCGTCTTGCTTGAATTCGGGTTCTGCTCCCAAAATGTAGGAGACATAAACCGGCTTGCCTTTTCCTTCTTTCGCTTTAGCCATTATTTACTCATCTAAAGTTTGACTCAGAACTAGCATTATACATGAATACCAGTCCTGAGTCAATAGTCATAAAACCCTTATAAAACAATGACTTTACTCGTAGTGCCTCTCATAGCGAGCATAGCGGGACCAATCGTGTGCTTTTCCGGGCGTCAACCCCTTTGCAATCGCCCAACCAAGAGTCAATGAATACCAGTCTTGTTCCTCGGATTCATCGATTTGTTTCACACGATCTAGAACTTCCTTGCGAAATTCATTTTCGTATAGGTCAACAAACTTCTTCGATACTTTAGCCATTATGTTTACGATCCTTGTCGTTTATTCAGTCTGTCAATGAGTTTATTCAATTGTTCAATATGAACATCATCGATTTCGGTTGCTTTAGCAAATCCTCTTTGCCAGCCCTTGTATTCAGCCACAATCCAAACAAGAGCCACGACGAATGACAAAATGAGACTAGCAAAAATAATAATTAACCAGATCATAATGAACAAGCCTTTCTACAGTTTTCTTCACGTTTAAATGCGAGATAAGAATCCAACAGCTTCATGATATTTTCCTTTCCAGCCGGATTCATAGAATGACATGCATACTTGAAATCGTCTGGAATGAAATTTCCTCGCTCTTGCAGGTCCTTCGACACGATCCAATGAGCTAGATCGTATCCAGTACCAGATTGCGACGGAGGTTTGTACTTAGGATTAGTAGGTGCATAGTGATCTTCTGCAAGGTCATGATCAAATGCAATAAACGAAGGGCATCCGTCCTTCTCCATCAATATGACAGCTTCATCGTAGGATCGGACTGTCACACAGTCATGATAGTACGGACTGACCTTTGTTGCAATACGAATGTCATCTAAAAACATTTTCCACATGATAATCACTTCCTTTTGTTTCTGTGTGCTTTACGCCATGTTGGTGTTTGGCTGTGGCAATTAGGGCACAAACCTCTTAGATTTTGTCTAGAATTATTTTCTACATTTCCATCGATGTGGTCAACCTCCAATATCAATTTTTTTCCACACCACATAGATGTTTTGCACAATAAACACTCATAATTTTGTTCTTTTCTTACTCTACGCTTTTTGCTAGCCAAACATATATCATCCCAAGGAACTTCATTTGCATTTCTATTCTTTGTTTCTTTAATTTTGTTTATAACTTCCTGACTTTTACTAGACTTTCTCCACAATTCTCGATCTTCATCTGAAGTATTTTTCCACCATTGTTTAAATCCTTCAGACATTTTGTTTTTTGTTTGTTCGGAAAATATTCTTTTATTTGCACAACTCCTAGAGCAAAATTTGGGTGTATAATTATGTTTTTTAGCAGAGACAAAATCTTTCTTGCAGTTTGGACATTGAATATTCATAATCGAACCTCCATTTTCATGTACTATTACTTATACAGATTCGATTTTCTGGTACCGCTAACAAGATTCGAACTTGTGTCTCGGCTTTAGGAGAACCGGGTCCTATCCATTGAACGATAGCGGCATTAGATAAAAGTGGTCCTACCCGGAGGACTCGAACCTCCATTGTCTTTCGACCCGCCTTATCAAGACGGCGCCTCACCTTTCGGCCAGAGTAGGATATTGAAAATGGTACTCCCGGGTGGATTCGAACCACCGACGTGCCCCAATCTAGAGCCACTATGTGCCGGTTATAAGCCGGGTGTTTTGCCGCTAAACTACGGGAGTATATTCCTTATTTATTTACGAAGGCACAAGCCCAATGAGTTGTCTTGTCTTGATTCTCCACAAGCTTGCAGACTGACTGCCCACTAGAGACAGAGATTTGTCCGCTTTCGAATTTAGAGTCAACAACAGGGATCATAAGGATAAGGGAAAAGATAACACCAATAAAAAAACAAACAATATTGTCCATATTATTGCTTCCCTTTGCGTTGACCCAGCGAATTCATCACGGGCACATACAGCGGGTCTTTATAGGAACGATTTCTGCGGCACATCGACTTCTGGAGCGCAGACGGACGAATACCCTTCTGGCGACCAGTCGTTTGCGAACCCTTGCCCTTTTTCTTGATCACGTTTTTCTTCCAAGCGCCACCTTCCATCTTGGAAACGTTCACATCATTCGAAATCACTTCCCAAGGTTGCAGTTTCTTGGAACCGACGGAAGGATTCTGAAGTTCTTGCTTAGGCATATCAGCCACGATAATACTCCATTTTTAGTGTGTAAAGAACTGACATTCTAGCACAGTATTTGGCAAATGTCAAGTGTGTGTATGTGGTACCCGGTGAAGGAATCGAACCCTCTACGCCTGCCGTGTAAGGACAGCGTTCTACCATTGAACTAACCGGGCTTTTGTTTGTTGTCGTTATTCGCTGTCCGACGACGATGACGACGATGAATCAGAGCTAGAACTATCCGAACTAGAGTCAGAGGAAGAACAAGAATCACTGGATTCTTGATTTCCACTGTCACTGTTCGATTTTTCTTCTCCCGCTTGCCAATCCCCACTTGCGCCACCTCCGTCAAAAGTTCCACCACCTCCGACAAAAACGGGACCGCTATCAGTAGTCATGACAGGGTCAGAACCGCTAGCCAACAACGCTCCTAATGCAAGATCACTAACAACACCAGAAACATCCTCATTACTTACAAGCGGGCGATTCGTTTCTTCGCTAACAGCATTAACTTCACGATGAACGATTCTGACTACGCTAGCGACCCTAAAAGAACGCCAATCCTCAACATCCATGTCATAGACGCGAAGAACGTCCGGATTGTCCGCAACAGTTCTTTCGGTTGGTTCACGCTGCGGAAGAAATTGCGGGTCTAGTGTGCAATACATAGGGCGCAGCGAACCATCTACTTTATTGAACAGAACATACGAAACTCCATTCGACAGAATTTGTTTCAGTTCGTCCTTGGTATAGACAGCACCTTCTTTCGCAGTCCAGCCCTTCATAAGGTGTTTCAATTGATCTAGCATTATTTAGTTCCCTTTCTTCATGTCATTGAATCGTTCGATTGTTTCTTTCATGATACGAAAATACTCCGGTGTTGCCTGCGGCAACAGGTTCGTAATCTTTCCCCAAAACATATGGGTAAATTCTACCAACCTGCAAAAAAGTCCTTCGTCTGTTTCTCGTTCTGCTTTCGACTTCCAGTTTTCATTCAACGTGAATTCGTCTACAGCAGCAGCCATAATTCCATGCTTAAAATACAGATTGTGAATGTAGAATTCAGGATCGATCAGGACAGCCCTGAAAAATTCAGTTACTACTAACTCTTTCTCTGTGATTTCGTAGAAGATGATTGCATACTTCTTTCCTAGAATTCCGGAATATTTCTCTTTCGTTTCCTCCCGAAGCTTTTCAATTTTTTTCAGCTTCAGTGCTAAGAGGTTGCAGAACAACCCCTTTGCTGATTAGTTTCAGATCAAGAGGGTTGTAGGTAATCAGGGCGCCATCGGCGGAATATTTGGGCATGTCACATTCTTTCATGTTGGTGCGAGCATTATACACGAAACAATCCCACAAAGCAACAGGAGCATCCGAAGATGCTCCCAATATTGCCACTTTATACTTAACTACTTGATTTTTTGGACTTTTTTGAGGATTTACGAGGTTTTCTAGGTTTTTTCAGTGGAACGTCTGCTCCTGTAACAGAATCAGAGGTTGTTGTCAATATTATGGCTTGCACTGGAACGGGCTCACCCACCTTTTCATATGTCATTACGGATGGTGCATAGACATGATCTTGTACTGTTGGGTCAAGATCGACAACTGGTTCCCAAACACCCCTATTATCGTATAGATCATCCTCGGGCTGTTTCTTCATCATTGCTTTGAATTCATCTGTATTTTCTTGTGCTAACCTTTTATCTTCTTCGCCAGATGCCCACCAAGCAAATAGAATGAGTCCAATTACAACACCAAGTCCTAGAGCGATTTCCCACATAGTATATTATTCCTTATTGTGTTTTATTACTGCTTTGGTTTAGAAACTTTAGATACAACCCAATTCTTTGCGCGGATCAAAAGTGGCAAAGAAACATCTTTCTTCCAAACAGCTAGACCAACTACCACGACTGCACCAACGATTAAAAGTGTGCCTACCATGTTAATTTCTCCTATTTTATATGAACATGTATTTATATGTCATGCTCATCCTGTGCTTCTAGTTCGGTGATTTCATCCACGAATTGCCTTGCTATTTCTTCGTCATCAAAGTAGCGAATTATTGTCTGACCGGACTGTTTTGATCTAATAACGAAAAGAATATAATGGTCATTCATGGTGGACATTTGGATTGTCCATCCATTTTTTTCTAACTCATCAAACGACTTCAGTTTGATGCTCTTTTGAACGTTCATTTCTTTCCTGCGAATCTTTCTCCGCATATTTGGCAATCCAAAACGAATCTACCAAATCAGTCACAGGGCTACCAAGTTTACGGTGTGGTGTTAACAAGTCTTTTAGATCAAGACCTGTTTCCTTCACAAAGGCATCATGCATATCTTCTTTCAACGCTTTTCCAGACCCGGCTGCAAACTTCTTTATTGACATTGGAGAAATCTCAGTCGGTTCCATGTTACATCTATACAGATAGTGCTTTAGAACCGCAGTATTTTCTGCGATATGAAACACTTGTCCTCTCGATCCCATTGAATATCCTTCGATGTAAACAACGGGATTGACTAACTCAATCTTATTTAGTGCATATAGGACTTTGCGAGCCAATGTATCAAATCTATCTATGGGGCTGCTGAATGTTTCTACGTTACTATAGATGTTCAATGTCAGAATTCTACCATCATCTAGCTCATATGATTTGCCATTAATCCCCTTGTACTTGTTGAAGAAGCCGTATAAGTCAATGTGCTTGCCGTGCAAGACACAGAGACCCGGACTGTTCATCGAGTAATCAATACCAACATAGATTTGATTTTCTTCTTCCATGTTGGTATTTATCTACATCATTTTGTTAGGTCCACCAATTCACAGACGCCTGCACTACAACTCAAATCATGACTACTTGTTGTTGCATCTTCTTTTTCATATGTTGAGATTTCAGACCAATCAACTGTTGGAAAACTCTTTACCGCTTCATTATATTCATCTTCCGTAATCTCTTGATAAGGGGCTTGCTTATAAATGTGGTCAGAGTATGGTAGGAAAGATACACCACCAATAAGGTCAAAATTACGATAAACCCAAGCACCAACATCAAGCCATTCATGGTCCTTGACGTAGACTGTGATTGATGGGTTGTGTTCACACCAGAATCTTTGGAATACACTATAATGCTCCAATTGTTGAATTGCTGACATTTCAGTTCTATATGTTGATCCTTCCGGACCTTTTTGTGGGAATGAGAAAACCCAGACTGATTCCGGCTTAGTTACATCATCTTCACAAGGAATTCCGGCATCTCTCATCAATAGTGACAATGGGTCTTTCTTATCTGCACGAACAGTTCTTGTGTAATATTTTGCATAGCGAGGATGAATCCCGGATGCGGAATCTACTAGTTGACTTACTGTTCCAGATGGCTTAACTGTAGTGATTGCTACGGATTGATTGATTCCTAGTTTTTCAGCCCATTTCTTGTTTGTTTCTACTGCACGTTCTTTCAATGATTTTAACCAATATTCTAGTGTTTGGTCAGCCGAAAATCCCTCCATGGCTTCTTTTCCTGACAGGATAGGATGATCCATGATGCCAGTCATTGAAACTCCAAGCAATCTTTCTTCCTCTGCATTCTTCTTCCAAATAGAACGAACATATCTGAAGTTTGTCAATGTAGATTGGAATGTGCCTAGGATTGTTGCTAGTTCTACTTTTCTCTTTAGGTCTTCCAGAGTATCTTCCGGGCGAACGACAACTTCGGTTAGATTGCACAGACCGCATGAACGAAGAATGATTTCTCCGCATGGATTTGTACCAAATTCAAAGTCCTCAAATTTTCTTCTTCCATTTTCTTTTGCTTTCTTATTTGCTGCGACTCTGTTAAAGATTCCTCTTTCACCAGATTTTGATTCGATCAGACTCAACCATTCTTTTAGGAAGATTTCCATTTCTGGTTTGTCTGCATAGACGGCTGAATTATTTGCTAGCGCACGTTGAACTTCTGTTTCCCACCATTTTCCATTCTTTGCGGCCCTCATTCTGTCATCGGATAGATTGGATAGACTGATTAGAGC